TGTGACTCACTATGGTATGTCAAGTAAAACTGCTCAGAAACTGCACTATGGATATGTGGAAGATTATCGTGCTAGTGAGGGTCGTACAATACTAATGCCATATCGTGGAAGTGTTGATACTTACCTTAGAGACTTGAAGGGTTCTTTGCGTTCAGCGATTACATACACAAACTCACGAGACTTAAGAGACTTGAGAAATAGTGGGTGGATACGAGTTCAGCGTACTCACGAAAGTCGCTATGAAGCACTTGACAAAGATGATTGATTGGTGTACTGTTTCAATATGAACTTATTCTATTTTTCGGAAGACGTTGAAGAGAATGCTAAGCAGCACTGCGACAAATATAGCGTCAAAATGGTAGTGGAATACACACAGTTGCTTTCTACTGCTCACCGTGTTCTTGACGGTACGCCCGTGCGCGCGCGTAAGGGCAATCGTACTAAAACGATATATCAACTAAATGATTTTCGTGATAAGCTGCTCTACTCTGCAACTCATATAAATCATCCTGTAGCGAAATGGGTTAGACAATCACATAGTAACTACTTTTATCTTGTACAACTACTTGACCATCTTCACCGTGAGTACGAATACCGTTATGGTCGTGTGCATAAATCGAAAACTCTTCTTGCAAGACTTAGAGGGTTGCCACTAAATATTCCATATGGAGACTTTACAAATCCAGCTTTAGCAATGCCAGATGAGTATAAAACATCGTCTGCGACTGAATCATATCGGAAGTATTTCATCGGTGAAAAATCACATATAGCATCGTGGAAAAATAGGAATGTGCCTTATTGGTACAAAGGAGTATCGTAGTGGGAATTGGTGACTGGTTACCACAGTTGATAATTTTGCTTATATTTGGTAGTGTGCCGTATAGGAACCGAAACGCTAGTAACAAAGATTTTTGGTATACAATCGTGGGGTTGGTTATTTTTCTTGGTTTACTTGTATGGGGAGGTTTCTTTGATGGCCTTCTTGGATGGAGCTAATGACTGATTACCAATATTCAAAACTATATACATTAGACGAAATACGCTGGGCTCGCGACAAGTATCTTGAATCGTTTCAGCAAGATAACTTAGTGGACTATATTCGCCGAGAGAAGATTAAGCGAATGAAAGAGGTTCCTACTCCATTGTTTGGGTTTGAGGAATCACTGTTTTCACAATTTGATATGCACCCGAACGATATGGAGTTCGAAGTTGTGTTCGCGGAATCTCGGGATCAACTCAAAGAGTTCTTTCAGTTGCTTGAGATTACTTCGTCACAGCTGATTGAGCAGTCCATTCCCGGTCGTTCGCTGAAGATTCTGGTGAGAGAAAAGAAGACGAATACCATCTTTGGATTTATTCGTATTGGTTCACCCGTAATCAATATGAAACCGCGGAATGTTATTCTAAATACTCAAGATTATACTCAGAATCCCGGCCTACAACTTTTCAACGACCGGTCATATCTCGGTCAGATTATTGTACCTGCTCAACCTGCTGGATTTAACTATGCAGCAGGAAAGTTGCTCTCGCTTGTATGTGTTTCTCACGAAGTTCGACAGAAGTTTAATGAGAAGTATGGTGTTGATATTGTGCTCTTTGAGACGACTTCACTATATGGAAGCATCAAAGCGCATTCTCAGTATGATGGTTTGAAACCATTCATTCGTAAGGGTGGACAGACTGAATCAGTCTTTATGCCTGCTATGCAGAAAGACTACTACATTCCATTGAGAAACTGGTTTGAAGAGCGACTTGGTGACCACTTGCTTGATCCAGAAATACCCTCTTCTCGAAAGATGAAAATTCAACGCCGTATGGAGTCGATTATTCTTAATGTTCTAAAGGAGAATGGTCAACTTGAAGAGGCAAAAGAGTGGTCTCAAGCACTGAAGGGTATTCAAAATCGAATGACGACTCAAAAGAACTATTACTATTCGACGATGGGGTTTGAAAACTCACTTGATTACATTATGAGTCGTGACTCTGAGAAGAAACCTGCTGAGAACTGGGACCGTTTTTACTTGTACAATCTCATTGAATGGTGGAGAAATAAGGCTGCTAATCGCTATGAGAAACTAAAGTCAGACGACCGACTGAGAACAAAACTCGAAGTCTGGACGGATAAGGATATTCAAAAGGAAGTGGATATTGTAAGATAAGGGGGTAACTTGGTATCGATTTAAGAAGCGCTTTGAGGCCTTAACTGCACTTTGCCCTGGCCAAGCTTCTTAGACACGGCAGTTCGATTCTGCCTACCTCCAATTGTACTGGAATCCTAAATATAACTATGAAGTCATTTAAACAGTATATTCAATCACCATTTATAGCTGAAGCTGCATTATCAAGAGCAGAACTGATTAAGCCTTCGAAGAATGTTGAAGGTGGTATTCGCGCACAAGATGTATACCAACATATTAAGCGTGGAGAACCACTACAGACCACAGATAAGAGTCGCTTTAATGGAGCTCCTATTGAAGTTGAGTTCATCAATAAAGAAATAGAGAATGCTTTCAAGTTTGGCAAAGAGGATGATATACCGTCTGGTGAAGTATTTCAAATGACTAGTGATTCAAGTATCAAAGTTAAACTATCAGAGATACAAAAGACAAAGGAATTTGGTAGTTCGCGAGGCTCTGGTGGAGGAGCTGCTTCTACAGCTATTGTTGAAGCACTGCAATGTGTGTATTTCTCTTATGTCTTTAATATCAACAAATCATTGATTACAGAGGATAGTGTTACAAGAGCTCAACTTGAAGAAGCATTCAAGTATGTTCGAACTCCAAAGTCATTTGAAAAGCTAGTGAATACAAAAGAATTTGATGACCCAGAGTGGAAGCAAACATTTCGACAATCTGCGAATGACTTCTATTCTTGGTATCAATCTAACCGTAATGCTTCTGGGCCTTTCTTCTTTCATCGTGATTCTAAGTTCATGAATCAAATTTACAACAAGTTTCGAGATTTACAGAAAGATATGGGGTTATCTCTACAAAATGACAAATGGAACCCCGGTGATGTTTGGTTAAGTACTTCAACTGGAGAGGGTGTAGTTGCGAATGACTATAACACGCTGAATCAGTATAATACTGCTGTAAATCAAGCATATATGTCTGGTGATTTAATGGCTATTTCACTTAAGAAACTATCTTCTAAGGGTGCGAAACTGACTGAATATAATGTACCCAACAGCAGACAACATCAAGAACCAAAAGTTCGACTGATGTCTTTGAATGGGGAGGGTGCTCGTCAACCATTCTTTAATAGTGCAAAATTGATTGTTGAGACTACTGATAATCGTAAGATTGACTTTCGATCATTCAGCAGAGATAGTTCTTTTCAAGGTGAAATCAAAGGAAAAGCTGCTGCTGGAGGAAAGGTCAGTCACGGTCCAATCAATGACATTTTGAAGATGCTGAACATCGAACAACTTCCTCCACAAAAGAAGATTACTTCAATTGCACGAAAACCAAATGAGCGATTTTACAGAGAGTTCTATAGTCTATTCAATCGATATGCTAAAGACGCGAATGATTACTCTGAGCAAGAGTTTATTGCTACTATTGAAGGTATGGACCGTGCGGATGCAAATGCATTTCGCTTCTCTAAGTATATGGCGTGCAAGCTATATGACATTCTGATACAAAACCGACAGAAAGTGGGTGAGGTTCTTGATGAAATCTTTAGCTATGCTTCTTCTTCAACGAAAGTTAGCTCAGCGTTCATTAAGATTCACTAAATGGTTGACAATACAGAGTCAATAAAGTATACTATAGAGAATGAGGAGTAAGAATGTCCAAGACACTATCTGAAGGCGGAATTCGATATGAGCTTAACTATAAGGGCTCATTTACAAACCGTAAACCAAAGTTTATTTTGAACCATGTTTTATCATATCGTGATACGTACGATAAATATGGACTACCACGAGATGTTATGAAAACAATAGGCCGTGATATTGAGACTGCAAAGAAGTATGCTCAAGCTTCACGAAAGGGAGTAACTGAAGTAGATGAAAAGCTTCGACTTGCGTACTTTCGTCTGCTAAGAGAATACTATACTTCAGAGGGACCATCAAACCCTGGTATGTCTTCGATTGCGCGGTATGCACCCTTTATTGGATATAAAAATGCTAAGCTTGTTTATGCGGACTTGAAGATGCTTAAGCAAGAGCTTGAAAATGCAGAAAATAAGCCTGAATTTGAGGATTAGGAGAAAACGAAAAGATTATGTCAACTGAACAACTAAAGTCAATCTTGTCGCGTATGGACATTCCGGTGCAACGGAAATCAACGCTAAACAAGAATAACTTGAAATGGTTGTACAAGAACCTTTGTATCAAGAATGAAGATTGCAAGGGTTATGATAGGGCTATTGCTGAAATTGAGAATCGACTTACTTACAAGATATACGACAACTAGGAGAATATAATGCCCATTTATGATTATAGGTGTGATAGTTGTGGTTATACTTTTGACCGAACTAGTAGCATTGATGACCGTGATATGCCTACTCACGAACCTTGTCCAAATTGTGGCAATAAAACTGTGAAGATGGCATTCCTTGGAGTACCAGCATTTCTTGACCCACCGACAATAGGGAAAAAGAAACCCGATAGAGAATTTAGAGATTTACTTGGCAAGATTAAAAAGGACCATAGGGGGCGCGGCAATATAGACCGATACACTTAAGCATCGCCTGATTATGAGTTTGATGGCTCTTCATTATGCATACCTATTTTATGCAAGGAGCATTCTGTGTCAACTAAACTCCCATCGTTAAATGTTGAGAAAATTCATCCGATAACTGATAACCAGGAGGTGATTTTTACTGAATTTCGCAAGGGGAAGAACCTGTTCATTAACGGGTCAGCTGGAACTGGAAAAACATATGTGTCATTGTATCTTGCTTTGAATGAGATATTCAATAAGCCTGTTCGTGACACAGACAGATACAATATTACTATTGTTCGTTCTGCTGTACCAACTAGAGACGTTGGTTTCCTACCGGGAGACTTGCGAGAAAAGATGGCCGTATATGAGGAACCATATAAGGCTATTACTGATACTTTAATGAATAATGAAGGTATGTACGACGAGCTCAAAAAGCGTCAGTACATAGACTTTATGTCAACTTCTTATGTGAGGGGGTTGACAATTGACCACAGTGTTATTATAGTTGATGAAGTACAGAATATGTCTAAAATGGAATTACGTTCTATAGTAACTCGTATGGGTGAATCTTCAAGAATTATATTTTGTGGAGATTTCTTTCAATCCGATTTACCAGCTGGAAAATCTGGTATGAAAGAGTTTATGGATATACTTAAACGAACAGATGACGTATCATTTGTAGAACTTTTACAGGATGATATTGTTAGAAGCGGGTTTGTAAAAAGATACATAATGGCTGAAAATGAAGCTGAAGGCGTTCGAGCTGGAACATTTTTCAATCAACAAATTGCTTTTGCTCAATAGGGTCAAGTTCGTGTTTGGTTAAGTTGCTATTTTTTATAAATACTGCTATAGGAGATTCTTATGGCAGTATTTCACTTTATCTATGAAACGAAAAATTTGGTGAACGGTAAAAAATATATCGGAAAGCACTCAACGGATAACATCGATGATGGGTATATTGGAAGTGGTGTTGTGCTTAACAATGCTATCAAAAAATATGGTAAAAGTAATTTTTATCGGACTATTATCCATTGGTGTGAGAATGAAAAGGAGCTTAATGCTAAGGAAACTGAGTTTATAACAGACGCTGTTGTACACTCGGCTGATTACTATAATATAGGCTATGGCGGACAGGGAGGTTGTATAATACTTAACCCTAAAAACCCCCGATATTCGGAGACCTGTGAAAAAATTAGTAAATCAGCAAAAGCTAAATCTGAATTTTACAGTATAACTGCTAAAAAACTTCATTGCTCAAAAATTATAGGTATGTATGGAAGAAGACAATCCGAACATCAAAAAATGCGTGTCTCAAATGCATTGAAGGGAAAAAAGCACTCTAAAGAGCATATTGAAAATCAAAGAGAATCATTACTGAAAACAATTTCCGATCCAAATTATGTAAATCCAAATACTGGAAAACGTCTTAGTGAAGAAACAAAAAAGAAGATAAGTATGAACCATTCCGATGTTTCTGGAGAAAATAACCCCATGTTTGGCTGTAGGCATTCGGATGAAACTAAGAAAAAAATCTCTGAAGCAGCTGCTTCAAGAAAAAAAGTTAGATGCTCGGATTGTGGTCGTCTCATAACAGAGTCACAATTACCAAAGCATAAAAAAGCAAAGCACGATACAACCTCTAAATAGAGTTGTATTGAATATAGAACTGTCTGAACACGACATAGTACGTTCTGGCATCGTTCGCGATTTCATCATGCAAAGGAATCGTATTATGAGAGAAAGCAGGAGCTTTATTGATGGCCTATACCCCAACGCAGTCACAGCTTGAGGAATTTGTAGCTGAAAATGCATTGAAGCAAAAGATGTTGACCCCAGAAAAGTTTTTGGTGGAAGTGGAGTCATACGCTAATGAGTATGACTTCACTATCATCGATGCAATCATTCATTACTGTGACGATAATGATATTGACATTGAACTGGTGTCTACGGATTTGCTTAGTGACCGTTTGTACGCTTTGATTGAAGAAGATGCTGAAGACAAGAATTTGATTATGAAGCGCCGAGCGCGCCTTCAGTTTACTTCTCAGTAATTAACTAAGGATTATTATGATTGATGGCTACATAGCCTTTGAGTTGTATATTGCGATTAAACTGACGTATGACTTTTCTAACTCATATGATTACTTCACATATGGAGGAAAGACGAAGCAGAGTAGAGAGGGATTTACGAAGCGAAAAGACCGTTATCATTTTTACGCATTGGCAAAAAAACTAAACGGGGATTCTAAAGACATTCGAGATTACTTGTTTGTGAATCTTCTATATGAGCCAAAATCGTGGATTGGTGATTTACTTGACAATCGATGTATGAATCGCTATCATCGATTTAGTAAGTACCGAAATAGCTATAAGTATGCTTTCGCGGAAGAAGCAAAACACTTAAAAGCTCTTGCTGTTACTCAAGAGTTTGACTTCAATGAAATGGTATCTACTCGTAATGGTACTCCTAAGCTAATGGAGTTAGTATACGCAGAGACGATTACCCCTTACTTGCTTCATGGGTTTCATAGAGCATTTGGAATGCTAGATAAGTGGGAGCAGAAGCCTGAACTTTTTGAGCCACTTTTGCTTGACCCCTTGCATCGTATGAAAATCGCGCAAAATTTTATCTATCTTTATTCGAACCACTTGACAAAAGACGACTTTTTGAATACACTAAAGTCAATATATGTAGAAGATACATAGGAGGTATCGTTATGCATGATGGAGAAGCTTCCCAAGTTGAGGTAAAACTTCGTGAATGGTATGATGGTGTAACAAGTAATGAGACTGCTAAGTTAACATCATTTGAACACGCATTGAATATTGAAGATGCTTTGAGAGTCTTTGAGGAAGCACTGAGAGGACTTGGGTTTGTTGTAGACCAAGACCAAAGGCTTGTTCTTATGAGAGATGAAGACTTGGAGAAGATGTGGAAAGTTGAAAATATGGAGGAATAATGAAGTAATAAGAGATTAAACAGTTAACCATTGATATTATGGAATCGCTAACGGTCGTTGACCGATGATTCGTGTGAATAAAACTAATATATGGAGAATACTATATGCCAAGTAGCTTTAATGAATTGAAAAAGAAGCGTCAAGACCGTTTCGACCACCTAAAGAATAAGGTCGATAAGATGCAAAACAACTCTGGTCGAAATCAGGACGACCGATTCTGGTATCCTGGTGTAGATAACAGTGGTAATGGGTTTGCAATTATTCGATTTCTTGATGCGCCTCAAGGCGAAGATGACCCGTATGTGAGAATCTTTAGCCATGGATTTCAAGGACCTGGTGGCTGGTACATTGAAAACAGCCTTACGACATTGGGTCAAAAAGACCCGGTTTCAGCCTATAATCGTAGACTATGGAACTCGGGTATTGAGTCTGATAAAGATATCGGGCGAAACCAAAAGCGCAAGCTTTCTTACATTTCAAACATCTATGTGATTAAAGACCCAGCTAACCCCGAAAATGAGGGTAAGGTATTTCTGTATCGATACGGAAAGCGTATCTTTGATAAGATTAAGGATAAGATGGAACCAGAGTTTGAAGATGAAACGCCTCAGAACATTTTCGACTTTTGGGAAGGTAGCAACTTTCGATTGAAGATTCGTCAGGTGTCGGGGTATCGTAACTATGATAAGTCAGAGTTTGACAATCCTGCTCCTTTGTTTGATGATGATGCTGAGATTGAAAAGGTTTGGTCTCAAGAACACTCTCTTCAAGAGTTCATTTCACCCGACAACTTTAAGACATACTCTGAACTGAAGGCTCGACTGGATAACATCATGGGTTTTGATACTGCGGATGCAGAACTTCATCGACCCGGTGATGTTGTGCAGAATGATCCAAAGTCTCATGAGACTGCTCAACAGAAGCTTCAAAAGGAAGTTATTGAGGGTAATGATTCGAATGAGAATGAAGGTGTGCCACCCGGCTGGGACTCTTCTCAACTTGATGAATCAAGTGATGATACTAGCGACAATTCTGATTCAGATAATGATGATGAAGATTACTTCGCTGATCTTGCGAATCGACTCTAAGAATCACTGATACTACTTTGAGCCCGCGCATCCGACGCGGGCTTTTTTTAGTTAGTTGTTTCCGCAAAGATTCGGTCAAGTGTTGCTTCAGCTCCACCAGGGTTTGTAATAAAAACTTGATTGGTATTGAAAGAATCTTGTACATTGCTTGCTGTTTGAATATTTGGAGCTGGAAGTGCTTCTCTTGTTGTAGCTGCAAGACTTCTAGCTCTTGCTTCTCTTTCAGATTCAGAAACTGCGGGCGAACGCCGTGGAGAACCAGCGACTCCAGCACTACTAAGATCACCAAGAGTCTTAAGCAGTTCTATTCTTTCTTCAGCTGATCCAGGCCCTTTACCAAATCCAAAGAATCCACCTTCGCCTAAGATTGTATCCATTGATTCGCGAATTTTTGAAGCATTATCATAAAGACTATCAGCAAAAGTAGAAAGTCCGCTTTCACCAAAACTAACACTACTAAACTGTTCAATTGCTTCACGTAAGGTGTTTATAGCTTCTGCTGCAACATCAAGTCCAGGCCCAATTTCTTTAAATCGTTCTAGTCTATCGAATATACTTCCTTCGCCGCCAAAAAGCTTTGAAACACCATCAGCAACTGCTGATGCGACACCACCAACAGATTCAGCTAAATTTGCACCAGCAAATGCAGCAATAGCTAAAGCGATAGCAGTAATACCTTGAGCAGTGTCCTTTAGTTCGTCTCCATCAATTTCTGAAAGTTCTGTTATGTTTTTCGTTGTGTTATCAAAGACTTCTTGAATTGTGTCTCCAATTTGTTCAATGATGTCTTTAATGCCACCAAGGACAGAATCAACAACTTCACTAATAGAACCGCTAAAGCTTTCAGCTGTTTGTCTTGCTTCTGCAAATACTGTTTCTATTAACTCTTTAATTTCGTTACCAACAGTACTAACCAATCCTTCAAGGTTTGAACTAACAGAATCAATAATATCTTCAATTTCATCGCCGACTGTCTCGATAACATTACCGAGCTCTTTAAGAATGGGCTCAATATTGGTCATAATGGTTCTAAGTGTTTCACTTATTTCACTGACAAGATTGTCAAATGAATCAAGGAAGTCACTGATTACTGGAGCTAATGCTTCAACGACTTTACGAATTTCTGTTAATAGATTATCAAAAGAATCGAGAATACGACTTATAATGGGCTCTAAGGATCGTAAGATTTTTGGAAGCTTGTTGATAAGGTTATCAAAGGAATCGAGAAGACGGTCTATCACGTCACTGAGAAGCTCAGCAACAACCTTTGCCATATCTTCAATGAAGTCGGTTAGTATTTCCAGCACACTTTCGATTAGTGGTTGAATATCTTTAAGAAAATCAGCAAAGATGTCTATAACACCATCTACGAAGTGTAGTACTACGTCCATAGCGTCCATTAGGGCATCTTTGTTTTCTCCAACCATAACAGCAACTTCAACAAGTGCTGATCCTACTGCAAAAACTAAGTCATGAATGAATCCTGTAATATCTTCTCCAAAGTATCGTGCAACAAGACCAACAGCAGAGCCGATAGCAGCTATAGCAAGACCAAGATTGACAATACCAAGAATGACTTTTGGGTTGCCAAACATTATGAGGCCGCGAGCAATGGACCCAAGACCAATACCGATACTAGATAAGAATCCACCAATTTTACCATCAGCTTTCATTGGTTTTTCTTCACTGTCTGGAGCTGTTGCTTTTTTTGATTCTGCGGGTTGTACTGCTGAAGCTTGTCGAGTATCCTTTTCAAATTCTCTTTCAGATTCACGCTCACGAAAGAACTCAAGTTGCTCTCTCAGAGTAAAGGCAATATCTGCAAGGTAACTATTCGTTTGTATGGACTCACGAATCATTATACCGTTATCGCTTAGTGCTCCAGTCGATATTTGTAAACTATCACGTATCGACTGGAGAGATTGAAACATTGATGTGAGTACATTCTCTAGCTCTTGATCCATTGCCATGTTATCTTCTCATTTTGCCTTTGTTACTGTCTCTTTCTTGCTTGAGCTCTTTGAGATGAGTATTAAGCATATTGAGATATATTTCCCTTTCAAAAGGGATTAGAGATTCTATTTCTTCTATACTATATTTATGATGTTGAGCTAATGCGAAAATGATTTTATAGTACTCTCTCAGGTCAATATGAGAGAGTCCTATGATAAAAAACTCATGATACCTTGTAGTGTAATAGTTTCCTTATGAGTGTCTTTTTCATCTTCAGGGTTTGTCCACTCATAGACAATATCCTTTTGAATGCGTGGCATTGTATCGAAGAACTCTTTGATTTTCAGCAATTGATTACTCTGAAGTTGCTCTAAGAACTCCATCATTTCTTCTTTACTATAGTCGCGACAATCATATGAGCTATCGCCATCATATATTGTTTCCATGCTGTCCGCGAACAAATCGAACATCATTTCATAGTCTTTGAGATTACTTAGTCGTGTGAGCATACCAAATGTTGGATACTTCATTTTGACTTTCATATTATCATCAAGGTCAATGATGTTGGTATGATTTTCGTCAAATGTTGGCTCAAGTTCGTCGATGTTTATCTCAGTGTCCATTGGTGGAAGGCCATTTCTTTTCTGTGGAATAATCTTTAGGTTGACTACTTCACCGACAGACTTTGCTCTTAGCTTTAGAAAGAGATATTCGATGTCAAATGAAGCCATATCATCCACATTGAAGTCTTCTGGCTCTAAGATGCAATTCTGTAGTATTTGCTTGACTGTTTGAATTTGATGGTCTGCTTCATCTGATTGCTTAGCAATCAATAGCATTTTCTCTTCTTTGACTTGAAATGGCCTGAACCAGATTTCTTGTTTGTTTGATGGTAGGGTTATTTTGAATTTGGGGGTTTTCACCTTAGGCAATGCCATACTTTCCACTCCTGTTACATTGATGTTACTTCTATTTAGGATTCGATAAATAGGTGTATGGCCGTAGGAAAGGATATATTTACCAAGATACTCAACGATGCTGAGGGAAAACGAGTCACTTCAAAGCTTTCAAGGCGTTCTCTTGGATGGTTTCGCCGTAAGGTTCAAAAAGCTACAAAGGGCTCCAAAGTTTCTACAACATCAATTATGTCTCGTAAAGATGAGTTGACAAGTCGTATTTTGATTGGTCGTATGTACCATTTCAAATACGACCCCAAGTTGAAGAAGCAACTTCCTTACTATGATATCTTTCCTTTGGTCATACCAATTGAAACATACTCAGACGGATTCTTGGGGTTGAATCTTCATTATCTACCACCGCGACTCAGAGCTCGATTGATGGACAAGTTGTTTAGTACAATCAATGACGAAAGGTTAGATGAAAGGTCAAAGTTGAGGGTAAGTTATAGCTTGCTGGCAGGAGCTGCTAAGTTTCGATTGTTTCAACCAACTGTTAAGCGCTATCTGAATAGTCATGTACGCTCTCGCTTCCTTCTAATTCCACCACAAGAGTGGCAGATTGCGCTTTTTCTACCAACACAACGATTTCAAAAGGCCCGAGACAAGCAGGTTTGGGCTGACTCACGCAAGATTGCTAGGAGATAGAAAATGTCTGACATTTCAAATATGGTTTCTTCAATATCGCGTACAGGAATACAGAAGTTAACTCGATATTCAGCTTCTATAACCTTTCCTACTTCTATATTCTCAAATCTTAATGATGGTGTTACTACTTCATTATCAGAACAGATAGCTCCACGAATTGAAAGGGTTACGCTTCCTTCCTCAAACTTAGAACAGATGGAAAGACCATCAAGTTATAGAATGAGCACATCAGTCGTTACTAGTAGGTCGACAATGGACCCTATTTCATTTTCAGTAATACTATCAAATGGAATGCAAGAGAGAAGGTATTTTGAAAAGTGGCAAAACTTTATCGATAGTGCAAAGTCTTCATACAGACCAAGATTTTATGACGAATACATTAGTCCAACTATGACAATTTTTGTGATGAATGATGAGTCGGATGTTTTGTCTAAGTATATCTTCGTTAATGTTTATCCAACTTCTGTGGGTGATATTGAGTTTTCATATTCTGATAACGATAGCTATGCGTCGTGTGCTATTACTTTCAACTATGAAGATTGGTATAGAGTTGATGTTAATGAAACCGCATCATCTGGTGGGGCTGAACTGTTAACATCAGTTTAAATAATGTGCATTCCCAATTTTCTCAATTCTTTCTCCGTTAGTATTTGAAACGAGTATCCTCTTTTTTGAGCATACTCTTTAGCTGCTTCCCATTTAGATATATTGGTAGCATAGGTTTTTACTTCTGTGAGGTATTTTTTCGTTATGCGCTTTTGTTTGTTTGGTGCTTTCGTCTGCTTTGTTGGCTTTATTTCAAATAGTACAATGCCTTGATTTTTGAATTTGACTGTAAAGTCTATATAGTATCTGTGCCATCTATTATCAACTTTGGATACGTATGGAATAATAGTAGACTCTGATTTCCACCACTCTACATTTGGATTTTGGTCGCACCATTTGGCAAATTGTAACTCCCAACTTGACCTATATACACAGGGGTGTTTAGATTGATATTTGTGTGAGTTACGAGGCCTAAATATTCCTTTGTATGATTGCTTATCGGGGTTGCTTGATTTCATATAAATATACTCACTATGATATTAGAATTTCCAACTCAAAAAACTCCACAAGACCTCTATTTTATCAACTTTATGTTTTATAGCTTAGAGCCGATGGAGATTGTAGAACTCGGATCAAGTGGTCCAAAAGCCCCAAAAGAATCAAGTATTGGTAATAATTTGTCATTTAATCAAGTATTCGATTATGACACTAGAACGGAGTACCTGGGTGATAATATTTATCTACCATTACAATCTACTGTCAATGAGACGACTTCAGCAAATTACTCTGAGACTTCATTAAAAAATATTGGTTCAATTTCCAATTTAATTGAAGGAGTTACTTCAGGGGATGCTGGTAGTTTTATGGAGGGCTTAAAGCAACAGGCGACAAATAGACTTCCAGATGAACTTAGAAAGCTAGCAACACAAGTAGAAGGTAAAGCTGTAAATGAGAGAATGCAGGTATTTTATGATGGGCCAAATCGCCGCACATACTCTTTTAACTTCAACCTTGTTGCAAGAAATATAGATGATGCGATTGTAATGCAAAGAATTGCTAAGAGACTTCAATATCATGCGTCACCATCTTTATCTGAAAGTAGAGCATATTGGAACTATCCGAATTTGGTGTCATTTCATTTTGAAAGGTTAAATTACCCCGAAACCGATGAAGCAAATTTTCAGAATCGAGGCTCAGCTCAACTTCAGACAATTGAATCACTATATAAGTCAAAGAAGTGCTTTCTTCAAAATGTCAATATTGAGTATGGGGATGAAAAATATATAGAATTCACGAATGGTTCTCAGTCAGAACCAGGAATCATCAAGATTGAATTAGAGCTGCAGGAAGTTGATTACTTTTATCGAGATGATTTTGCTGAATAAGATAGGACGTGTAAATGCCAAATCCAAAGTTCTTTCGTAACTTTCCCATCAAAAATTGGTATATTGGTGAGCAAGAAAAAGCTATCATTGATATTGGTAGATATATCAAGATATCGCCAGATATTCTCTCAAAAAAGTACCCATTCTATGACTATCAAATTAATGATGGTGAGCGACCAGACCATGTCGCCTATAGCCAGTATGGAGATTCTAAATTTTATTGGATTGTATTAGTTGTTAATAATATTAGAGACATTTGGAAAGAGTGGCCATTATCAACAAAGGAATTCAAGAGCTATATTATCAACAAGTATGGTTCAGTACAAACTGCCAAAACACAGACATATGCTTTTTATAATGCAGACGGTCTAACTGTGAACGAAAGTGTATACCTGACACTTCCAGCTGATGAAAGGTCGAAAAAGTCTTACTATGAATATGAAGATGAGCTAAATGAGAATAGGCGCAACATTAAACTAATACAACCTCAATTTTTGTCTAAGATACAATCTGACCTTGAATCTTTGTTTGAGTAACTGATGTTAACAGCAAACCAACTAGTAGTTAAAAATATATCGATACTTTCTTCAAGTGGTAGGTATGTTGATGTTTCATACTTATTTGAGCAAATTACCATTAAAGAGTCAATGGCAATGCCTGCAATGAACGGAAGTTTGACATTGACTGATGATAATGACCACTATGAAACTGTTCCATTTATTGGCCAAGAGATGTTACTTATAGAGTTCGAGACTCTTGATTCTACCTATTCATTAGTATTTCGTATATACAAGATATCTAATATAGAGAAAACAAATCAAAGAAGGTCTCGCTATACACTTTTCTTTGTGTCTGACGAGATGATTCGAAACGAAAAACAAAGAGTTAATGGCTCTTTTGCAAATATGAAGTATAGTGATATGGTTGAGCTTGTACTAAAGGATACTATTAGTACTTCAAAGGATTTAGCTATTGCTGAATCCCTAAATGATGCAAACTATATTGCTCCCAATGTTCGGCCATTTCGTATGATTAACCATGTGCTTAGAAAAGCAGTTGCTAGTAGCACAAAAACTAGCAACTATGTTTTCTTCGAAGACCGAAGAGGGTATATTGCTTCGCCAATGAATGGGTTCATTGCAAAAGAGCCAAAGTATGAGTATCAGTATAATGATTCGTTTCAGAATGCTTCTTCCGAGAGCTCTAATATTTTTTCAATTCAAAAGATTGATATTCGAAGACAATCCGACGCTTTGAACCTTATGCAAAGAGGGTTCTTTGCGTCTCAACTACACAGTATTGATTTATTACAAAGAAAGATAGATGTGTATGATTATGACTATTTTACGGTTTTTGATGAAATAAATCACTTGAATCCAAACCCACTTTTTATACCAAAGGAAGAGTTTGATACTGAGGGTCAACAATACTTTACCTACAGTGATGAAACGATTGCGGATAATGAATATGTGAGTGCAAGAGACGCGAATATCATACCAGACCTTAGTTCGGAATTTCGTACAAAACGAATGATACAGAATATGAGCTTTGCAAACTATGTCATTAATATGAGTATTATGGGAAACATTTTGCTGTTTGTTGGTGATGTAGTTAGGATTAATATGAATTCGTCATTCAACAAGAAATCAGAGACGCCTCATAGAATGATATCAGGAAATAGTATGGTGACTGCGATTACACATAATATCAACTCTGGAAATCAGTACAATCAAAGTGTTGAACTAGTAAAGGATTCATATTCGAAACCACTTGGGGATGAAGTATAACTATGGCAGAGTTTTTACCGAATATAGACTTTAAACTATTTACTGGACAAATTGAAGATAATGAAGACCCATTAAAGCTTGGCCGCGTGCGCGTGCGTGTACACGGGTACTATACAACAGATGAAGAAGCTTTACCGACTGATGATTTACCTTGGGCTCATGTAACATATAATGACTCATTGAGAGCATATACTCCAAGTATTGATGAGTGGGTTGTTGGATTTTTTCTTGATGGCGATGAAGCACAGAAGCCTGTAATTATTGGTGTGCTTCCTGGTATCAATGCTGATCCAGTTGAACCTTCAACAAGTCGATGGGCTCGAAACGAAAGGGTTAATGAAACTGACCAATATGATAAGAAATCTGATACAGCTAGTATTGGTAGTATCAAAGAGCCAGATTCGCCATATGACGCGGAGTACCCTTATAACAAAGTCATTGAAACTTCATCGGGACACTTAATAGAGATTGATGATACAGAGGGTGCTGAGAGACTTCATATATATCACAAAAGCGGAACTTTTCATGAATATCACCCCGATGGAAAGATGGTCTCTAAGTCGGTTGGTGATTCGTATGAAATTCATGTGAAGAACCATAATACGATTGTACAGGAAAACGATACCACTGAAATAGAGGGTGACTTGACGATAAATGTAACTGGCGAAGTCAACTTGAAAGCAGATGGTAAAGTTATTGTTGATGGTAGTCAAGTTGAAATCAATGGAAACAGCAAATCATTCGTGACGTGGGCAGAGTTAGATACAGCACTTGCTGCGTGGAAAGGGAGCATCGAAGGACAGGTTAATACACAGTTAGGAATAATTGCTGGTCATACACACGTTGGAAACCTTGGTTATCCAACTGCACCTCCAGTGCCGCCGCCGACTAGCATCAGTACATCACTTGACATTTCACCATCTGAAACACAAACGGTAAAGACCGGAGGATAGTATAATGGCACTTAATTCCACACAACTAGCAGATGCGATTTACAAGAGACTAGCATTTAAGATTTTCTCGGGAGAATCATCAAATGGTCTGTCCGATGACTTGCGAGAATCAGCAGGTGCTGATCCAGCTACAAGTGATGATAAAGATGAATTGGAAACTGCGAATCTTTTTCATGAGGGGTTGTCACAGATAATCGCGGAAGAAGTTCTGAGTCATATTATCAATAATGGAGAAGTAAGTATCGATATTCCAGTATCGTTCGATAACCTACAAGCAATTACGGGCCAATCCGGTACATTATATGTTGCTGTACAGCAAGGAGAAAGTGCTGGCTCAACATCTTCTTCGCCTGGTGAAGTTGATGCTTCAGCAACTGGTAATGCATCTATAGCATAAATAATTAAGAGGTCAAAATGGCTAACACTATTCTTCGCAGAAAGGACATTCGGGGCATTGACTTATCGTTCAATCCCAATCCAAATACGGGTGATATATCTGTACTTTCTCATACAGCTGCTGTTCGAGCTTCTCTTCAAAATTTACTACAGTATGGATTACTTGATAAACCATTTCAAGAGCAAATTCAATCTTCTCTTAGTGATGTTCTTTTCGAGACAAACGGAACAGTCAATGTTTCCGCAGTTGAATCGCGAATAGTAAATACGATTGAAAGACTAGAACCAAGAGTTGGAGTTCAAAGCGTTGATGTATATATGAACTCTAAATCTCAGCTTGAAGTTGTAATTCAGTACATACTCAAAGAGACGCGAGAAGCGGATAACCTGTCTACTACGCTAGAATTATCGGAGTAATAAAATGTCCAATTATCTAAATATAACAGAACTTGATTTTACACAAATTAAGTCAAATCTAAAAGCATTTCTTCAAAGTCAGAACCAGTTCAGCGATTTTGACTTTGAAGGTAGCGGTATGAGCGTTCTTCTTGATTTGCTCTCATACAATACTCACTACAATGCATTTTATATGAATGCTGCAATCAATGAGTCGTTTCTTTCAACTGCAACAAAAAGAAAGAATATCATTAACGCTGCAAATGCTTTTAGCTATATACCATATAGCAAGACTGGTGCAAAAGCAGTTGTTGATCTTGAGATTACTGTTCCAGAATCGACACTCATTAACGCATTTGGCGGGACAGACTATGGTATCGTTCAACTTGAAAAGAATAATCGGTTCAAAGCAAAGATTGATAATGTCACTTATATTTTTGTAAACACGAAAACTATCACACTGCGGCAGTTAACTAGTACTACATTTGAAGCAAAAAGTGTAGAGCTAAAGCAGGGTGTCCCAAACACCTTCGAGTATCTTGTTGATGCATCTGATAGTTTTCAGAGATATGTCATACCAGATCAAAATGTTGACACAACAACCTTACAAGTTCGCTCTCAAGCACCCAGTGAAGCACAAAGCAAGAACTATACATTCTATAAAAATATATCAGTTGAAAGTGTTAGTTCAACGACTCCAGTATACTTTCTTTTTGAGAACAGTACGGGAAACTATGAAGTATCATTTGGTGATGGCAAATTTGGATATAAACCGGTTAACAATGAGACAATAACTTTTGATTACTTAGCAGTCATTGGAGACCCAGCAAATGGTGCTCAAAATTTCACTGGTTCAAAAAACATCATTCTATCTGGTAATAGTATTAATGATGCAACGATTACCATTACAACAAAGGAAAAAGCTTCGGGTGGAACATTTCGAGAAAATGATGAATCTGTTCGATTTTATGCTCCAAAGTATTACTTGACACAAGGTAATGCAATTGTTCAAACAGACTATGTTGCAATACTTCGACAAGAGTTTCCAAACTTGGAATCGTTTAATGCCTGGGGTGGTGAAAATAATAGTCCACCGAAATATGGTCGCGTGTTCATTGTCGCAAAACCATTTGGCTCTTTATATCTTACTGAGGGCCAAAAATCGCAAATTAGAAATGTCATTCTGAGTAAAATGGTCACTACAGTTCGACCAGAAATTATCGATCCAAAGTATACATACTTAACATTGAGTACAGGCATTCGATTCAACTCAACAAAAACAGTAAAACAAACGGAAGACTTGAAGCAAGAGGTTATTGAAAACATCAAGCAAGAGACACAGAATTCACTGAATAAATTCAAGAAAGCCTTTATTTTCTCAGATTTGTTACAAAGCATCAAATCGGTCAATTCTTCATTTCAGTCTGTTAGTCTTTCTGTACGTATGAAAAAGGAATTCTCTCCAGAATTGAATATTGCAACATCATATACATTTTACTTTCAGAATGAAATTTTCTATCCATATACTGGTTACATCGGCTCTATAACATCCAGTTCATTCACATATGGTGGAGTTGAAGGTGCACAATTAGAGCAAGACGCTGACGGAGACTTATCGGTTGTTGCTACAATTAATAGTGTAAAGACAGTACTTGTACAAAAAATTGGGTTTGTTGATTATACTAGCGGTGTAGTTGTTCTAAAAGCATTTCGGCCAGATGATATATTGACAGGAACGATTAAGCTATTTGTAACACCGAAAAACTCAGATATAGAGACGAGAAGAGAATTCATTTTGACCGTCAAAGAATCTGATATTGATGTTAACTTGACTGACCTTGTTGTTGAAAATGGGTCAGATGGTGAGACGATAAATATTGATGTCTCGACGAATGCCTTTTAAGGAACTATGAATGCTGAACTATAAAGCTAATTCTCTCAGTAGTGTTATTCCAAAGAAAATATATGAGAATAATCCTCGACTTCAAGAGTTTTTGAGTATTTACTATGAGTGGCAATATAAGACAACGGTACACACCAGAGGTGGAGTTGGTGTTGGTAACTTAAACTTGTCTTCAAAGGTAAAATCAACTGAAACAAATGTGAATGCGGACATTGAAGCAGTTATTTCAAGCTCATCCTTTGTGACTGAATTCGATGAAGTTAACACATTCATTGTTGATGAAAAGATTTGGTCGTATATTGACTTAAGTGATTCATTAGAACTAACACTTTCATCATCAAATGACTACTTGCTTAACAATATCAAGAAAACTTCAATAACTCTATTTCGTGGATTTTCTTATAATATCTTGAATAACACAAGTGAATCAGTTTACATTAAGTTTGCTAAAACAATTGGGACAGATGAGCAACTATCTACGGTGCAAAATAACGGGTCCGATTCTGGTATAATCACTATTGATGTTAATGAAAGTGCTCCCAATTTTTTGTTTCTTTATAGTTCTTCAGGTAGCTATTTGCTAACAATAAAGGTCGAGTATGTTCCCGAGCTATATAATATTGTCGAGACAAATGTAAGTCCATTGTTCTTTACGATTGTGAAGAACATCTTTTTTCATACAGAGTATTTGTATCAAGTATTTGAGGGCTTAAATTCACCGTCTATACCTAATGCTCTTTTTCAAAGATACGCGGAAAGCTATGGCCTGGACACATTCTTTCGAAACAACTTTCGATTCAAAAGTTTCTTTGATAACTTTGTTGAATTCTTTCGACAAAGAGGAACAAACGCTGGTATAAAATACTTCTTTCGAAACTTCTTCGATACAGATGTTCAACTTGACTTTCCAGGAGAGCGAGTACTTCGTTCATCTCAGTCTGATTTCTTTTCATTTGATGAACTATTTGTATCTGTTGAATATGCGGGGCCATTAACTAGTAATCAGACAATTGTTGGAGACTTGTCAAAAGCGGAAGCAACAATTGAAGCATATTCATATGATACGAACAGAGACTACTATAAGCTATTTCTTAAAAGAAGCAAGACGACAGCTTCATTTCAAATTGGTGAAAGCTTCAAAGTTAAAGACGATGATGAACCATCAATAAGATATGAAGTTGGTGGCCAAGTATTAGGTAATATATCTAACATCGAAATTGTAGAGCCTGGAAATGAATATACAGTCGGCCAAACAATCTCTGATAGCTTTACATTTGGTGGAATAACATCTCAGGTTGATGTTCGCGTTGATGCGGTCAGGGACTCTCCAATTAGTAGAATTCGAATTAATTCTCCTGGTGAGGGATACGAAGTTAATGATGAAGTTATTTTTGTAAAACCAGAAAAAAGAACAAAATTCTCTGGTATTGTACAACCGGACCCTAATAGTGGAGAAGATAAGTATACCTCAACAGAAATTGGCATTATATTTGAGGATTTGAGTGAATACCAACCTATTGATTTTACGAATGCTACATTTCGAATCGATGCGACTCCATATATCGTTAATAGCTATACTACTGGTAGTCCAGATGTTATAACTGTACAATCTGATACAACACCAAATGTAACACCAACTGTAAAATCTGGACAACCAATAACATTTGATGTATTAGAAAGTAATGTAACGGACCCCTATTTTGATGTAAATGGTGTATACTTTCAACCCTCAAATACAACTGTTAAAAGAGGTGCAAGAGGATATATTACAAGCGTAACAGCTTCTGGAGCTATTGAAGATATATTCATTCAAGATCGTGGATATGGGTATATTAAGCGCCCAAATACATTGGATGATAGCATACAAATAATCACTACATCGGGAAACTCTGCTGATCTTGAAGTTATCGGCTCTAATTTTGGCAGTATTGAATCTCTTACAAAAACAAATGACACTGTTGGTGCACAATTTACAGAAACCATTGAGTTAGATAAAGGTGGACCAGCTGATGATAATGCAAAAATAAGTCTTGTAGTTGGGCCATTTTCTCAGTATGGAAACTTTTTCAGAGGAAATCAAGGGTTCATATCCGATGATATCTATATTCACGATTCGTTATTCTATCAAGACTATTCTTATGTTATTCAGTCAGATTTAAACATATCAGATTTTGCAACACTTCTAAAAGAGTTAGCTCATCCCGCTGGTATGATTTTCTTCAACCAGTTCTTTATCACAAGAGTTTTTTCGCAAAAGCTAAATCAAGGCTCAGAGATACCAAATGTTTTCAGAACAATCACAATTAACAAAGAGCTGGTTTCACCATTACTATTGATCGGAACATTAATTGTTGATGTTGTACCATTTCTTACTTCTCTGCGCACAAAGCAAATCTTGAATAAGTTTCGTTGGTTTTCTGAGACTCCGTTGGAATTAGATAATGTTGCTTCAGATTTGAATATTGCTACAGCTTCTGGTACAACAGTTTCTGGGTATAAGGATGTAACTCTCAAAGATGAAACTTTGATAAACCGAGATTCGGATGAAACACACTTTCAAACAAATTCGAATTTGTTTTTGGAGACAACTGTTAGTGGAGCAGGAACTGTTTCATATGCTGGTACAACTTCGGGCGTATCTTATGAAGGCTTCGCAACTATGAGCGGAACATCAACAAGCTTTTTGTCTGCAATAAATACACAAGATATTATTAAGGCTGAGGGTGAATCATTCTGGGTACATAAAGCTCTGACAGATACTGAACTAATTGTACAACGCCTAAATACCAATGGTCCCGTATCGATCACGAATAGCATTTATACAATTGATGTTCGAAGAAATACTAAGCTAGAAAATGCAAACTATACAGATATATTATACTTTGGTGATAATATAACATTCAGCGGCGACTCTGGTGAATTCACTTTTCAAGAATTGAATGAGATACCTATAAATTAGAGGATATATATGGCACTTTCAATAATCACAGACAAATTTCGAATTGAGAATGCAAAGAAATTTGTACAATCAATGACTATTAGAGATTATCCAAACGATTTCTCTACTGCTCAATCAAACTATGAACGGGTAAAGTCAGAGCCCCTTAATGGCGCGATTGATAATATGTATATGATTATCGGTAAGATAACTAGTTGGTATACAGATGGTACGGAAACTCCCGTGCCCGATACTGGTGGATTTCTTCGACAAGAGTCTGAAATTTGGAGTAATGCACTTGCTGCAAAACGAATTGATACGACCAATATCTCTCATGTAACATTTCGTGAAAATTGGACAATCAACACAGAATATCCATACTATCAATCGACAGAATCTAACACAACTACATTTTCAAGCTCTTCTACTCCAAATTTTTTCGTTCTTGATGAAAATGAGTTTCGTATATATAAGTGTCTATTCAATAACTATGGTGGGTTATCATCAGTTCGACCAACAGATGTTGGTGGTGTAGGTGGAGACGCACGAAGAATTCAAAGAGAGCCCTTTTATACTTCTGATGGTTACCTTTGGAAGTATATGTATACAATTGACCCATCGGCAGCTGTCAAATTCTTAACTGAATCTTATATGCCGGTGAGAAAGGACCTTGTGAATGATGATGGTTCTTCAGATGATAATAGAACAGTCGATGGCGCAATATATAGAATATTTTTTCCCGCTAAATCCAATGCTGGTTCCACAATAGCTATTACGAATGAAGCTGCATCCTTGGCTAGAGTAAGAGTAGAAGGAATTAATAGTGGTGCTGATGTTACCGTTAGTGGATTAACGATTGATATGTCAAATACGGACAATCAAAATCGAATTGCAACTATTGAAGATGATGATATGATTGGCTATCAAGTTGAGCACATCATTGATGATGGTACCAAAACAGTCGAAGTTGCCGAAATTGTTGATTCATCTTTTGCATCATCAACGCTTACACTGACAATCAAACGATTGGATGATACCTCAAAGGATTCATTTACAGTACCGGGCAGTGGAACAGAAACTTGGTTCATATCACCTTTGGTGCGTATCAATGGTGAAGGTAAAGATGCTTCGGCTCTTCTTTATATTAATGGAGAACAACCAGAAGTAGATGCATCTTCAAATAAACTTTTTCCTATTGACCCAGTTAATGTTGGAGATGCGGTTGATATTTTGATGAATACAGTAGGGTTTGGCTATCGTAATGTATATGACTTAAACGACTTTTCTGGTACACTAGATTCAATTGTAGAACTGCGTCAAGGTAAAGCAAAGATTGGAAATATTTCTTCGGGTGATACAACACAAGAGCAAGATCGTTCGATTAGTAATGTTGCGGAAGTTGTTTCTGTCACTCCATATGGTGGACATTCTTTTGATAATGTCTCTGAACTATATGCATATACAATTATGATATCCTCAACATTTTCTGGTGATGAATCTGGTTCTGCAACAGTTCAAAACGACTTTCGACAAATTTCATTAATGCAAAACCCAATAGAACTAGATGGTACATTAGCTGATTCTCTTATCTATCGACAAACAGTTAGAATAGAGTTTGATGGTAATATTACTGGAGATATTAATTATGATGATGAAATTTCAGATCAATCAACTGCGGACGATGATAAAACTTTATTTGGAAGAGTTGTAAGATGGGAATATAATAGCACAGACGATAAGACACTTGTATACCTTTCATCAAGTTATGGACTTCTCACAAGAACAGCACAAGAAGTATATGACATTAATCCAACGCATACACTTTATCTTTCCATCGATGTTAGTTCTGGTACACCTCCGTACACACCATTCACAATTTCAAGTCGAATTACGGGTACTGGTGATGGAGAATACCAACGAGGTTTGTCAGATAGCGATGATAGAGGTCTTGAATTTCTTTCTGGTGATTTGTTCTATACAGAAAATCGACAACCAGTTATTAGAGCTGCAGATCAATCAGAAAGCATCAAGCTTGTAATTGAATACTAAATAATAGGAAACACCTAAAAAGGTAGCATAATGGTAGGACGCAACTTAAACACAAATTTCAATGTAGCTCCATATTTCGATGACTATAATGAGGCAAAGAAATTTCTACGAATTCTTTTTCGCCCAAGTTATCCAGTTCAAGCTCGTGAACTTACACAATTACAAACGATTCTTAATGACCAAATTGGTCGTTTTGGTGAATCAATATATGAAGATGGTTCACTTGTAACTGGTCTAAATTTTAGTCTTACGGATAACACTTATCTCAAACTAGATCAGCTAGTCGATTGGAATGCATTGAAACAGTTCATTTCCGCTAAATCTTTTGGAACTGGATATCAAATTAATGATACTGTTCGTCTTTCAAATGGAACAGATGATGCAGTTCTTGTTAACATTGGCGCTGCTAGTACATTCAGTTTTTCATTAATCAATAATAATGTTCCAAGTGGATTTTTTGGACTTATTGCAACCGATAATATCAATGTAACTTCTGGGGCTGAGGGAGCTCAGTTTGAAGTTAATGCTAAAATTTCGACAACAAGTGAGCCCACTGATGGTCGAGAAGAAAGACCAGTATTTCTCGTACAAGGATTTACTACACTTACTTCGGAAGACCCGCCGACTCTCTTTGGTGAATACTTAACAGGAACAGAGTTTGTTGCTGGGGACGAAATTGGAATTTGGAACCCAGAAAATGAAACAATTACGCAAACTCTTCAAACACTTCCTTCAGATTTTCAAGGGGCTTGCCAACTAGCTTCTGTGCAATCTGGTATTATTTTTACAAATGGACTTTTTGCACTTGTTGACCAGCAAACTCAACCACTTGCGAAATACAGTACTAATACTTCAGCGCGCGTAGGATTAACAGTTAATGAAGACATTGTAACTGAACAAACAGACCAAACGCTTCTTGATAATGCAGCAGGTTCACCCAATGAAAATGCTCCTGGTGCTCATCGTTTTCGGTTAACTCTTCAATTGGGCTCAAGACGTATTTTAGATGCGGATGAAGAGCAAGAAGCAGATGAGTCGTTTTATGAACTATCAAGAGTTGTCGATGGTGAAATTGTAGATCGTAAAGAACGACCAGATTATAGTGTTCTTGGCGATGAAATGGCGAAGCGTCTTTATGATGTCAATGGAAACTTTGTATTAGAGCCGTTTAAGATTACATTTGACGATAAGCTTCTTTTCTCATTAACAGTAGATTTTCATACACAAGGCTCCGAAACAATCGAGGTTACCGCTTCTGAAGAAGACCTTGGCATTTCCGATTTAACTGGTCGAATCTTTGTTGTAGATAATATACCATTTGAAATTACGAATACAGTTGCTGGAGGAACCAATACAGAATTTACTTTGACATTGAATGATGTACCAGATTGGTTTACATTTGATACTGGTCTATTAATTGATGTGTATGACTCGAATAACTTCGAAGCTTCGTTTACACCCGGAGAAGCTTATGTTGCGGGTAATAAATTCTCTACAATAGGTACTACCAAAAAGGACTTAGAGAAAACACGAACAAGCAAGCATCTTATATCCGAAGAAAATCAGTTTATTGGTACTTCATTTGGCAACTATCTTGTTCTCGATCAACCAGATACAAGTACAAGCCTTACTGTTTCTGATTTTGACACAGGAGCTTCTGTAAATCTTTATGGAAGTGATAATGGAACGGGAACTTCCATCGGAACTACGAGAGTCAAGCAACTCAAGAATACTGTTAATAACCGAATGGAGTTGTACTTCTTTGATACACAGTTTTCAACGATTACATTAACAGGAATTGATGGTTCTGGTACTACATTAACAAGTAGTTCAGCTTTTGAACCTGGCCACGCGGGGTCTACATTTCTTTATGATGGAATTCGGTATAAGATTGTTACATATACAGACCCAAATACCGTTGAGCTAAATACAGCAATACCTTCTCCTGGATTTACTGGAGAGACCATTGAATTGAATTATAATGGCTCTGCTATTAAATCCGTGGAGCTTGCTAATTCGTTAGCAATTCTTCCAGTTTCAAGTTCTATAATAAGTGATTTGAACGGAGACGGGTATGACGAAACGAAGCTTTTGGAGACAGATAAGACAAAGCTGATATTTGAAATCTCAGATAATATTGCACAGAGTCTATCAGATGTTGAATACCGATATATGCTTGAGGACTCTACAACCGTTGATGGTTCAAATGTAATCTCACCTTCTCTTAAAGAAAATGATGAACTACTTTGGCCATCAAGAGACCAATACTTTATTCAACTAACTAGTAGTAATGCAGTTGTTCCAACTGAGGATATTTCCAGTATTGACAATGAAACGATAACTCTTGTTCCGGGGTATTCAGGCGAAAGCATTATAATATCATACCCCGTTCGTCGAGTAGGAAATACGAATCCACTACAAACAACTTTTGTGTTTGGAAATAATATTTCTGCGACAACTAGTATGGTTGATGGTACTCAATATGTGGCACCCTCTGAAGGTCAGATATATATACCTTCAACTGAAATCACAAGCACAAATACACCACAGACATTAGGATTGACTGGAGTTGTTAAAATTAAGGAAATCTATGAGCTAAGTGCATCAAGTCCAGACAATGAAATTCTTGATGTTGATGACCCGTCATTTGGCAACACAATTGTTACAAGCAACTATCGACTTGATAATGGCCAAAGAGATGATGTTGTTGACCACGCTAGCATAAAGCTAAAGCCTGGTGCTCCACTTCCTCAAAATGATTTGCTTGTAGTTGTTGATCGAATTCAAACGAATTCAGCTACAGTTGGAGATAGAACTTATTATTCTGTTGACTCATATAATCAGATTTACTATGACTATCTTCCGACTGTCTATACTTCGGATGGTGATGCATATGACTTGCGCTCATCTATTGATTTTCGACCAAGAGCACAAGACTTGGGCGCTGGAGATAATCTACTAAGCTTTACGAAAACTTTCAGTCAATTGGTGTTTCCACCTCATGCTGCAAATAATTCACTTCTTGAGTTTGATGTTGATTACTATATACCGAGAATTGATAAAGTTAGTATTTCTCCCGATTTGGACTTTAAGATTGTGCAGGGAACACCCTCTGTGGACGCTGAAGCGCCAAGTACTCCAGACCGTTCTTTGGTTCTTTATGACATTTATCAACACCCATATTCTACTGAAAAGAATGATGTTGAAACTACTCCATACAATCACGACAGATATACAATGAGTGATATATCTGAACTTGAAAGTCGTGTTAAGACACTAGAGAAAAATGTTCAATTGGACAAAGTTCAAAAAGCAATTCTTTCGGAAGAAGTTACTGATGAAAGCAATACGAACCTATTAAAGACTGGTGTGCTAGTTGATTCATTTTCAACTACTGATGTTTCAGATGTTGCAAATGAAGACTTTCGTGCTTCAATTGATGTTGAAAATGGACAAATGAGACCTGGTTTTGACCAATACACATTTAGCCTTTTCTTGGATGAAACTGATAACGATACAACAGCTACAAAAACTGATGATGGTATTATTCTTGCTAACTATGATGATAATGCTCCAGTTTCCTTTGTCAACCAATCTTTCGCGACTAAAACAGAGAATTTGAATCCATTTGCTGTTATTGACTGGCTTGGAGAAGTAAAGCTATTTCCAGATAAAGATTTCTGGAAGGATTTGATTCGAAAACCAGATGTCGTAACAAATATGAGTGGCTCAAATGAAGCTTGGAAATTCCTTGAAAATAATGTTCCTGATAGAACGGAATGGAATAACTGGAAAACAAGGTGGACTGGACGGCGAAGAGTTTCAACTGGATTTGAGCGAAGATTAAGAGGTCGAAGAGGAATATTAGGATTTGCTGGAAAGGTACTTTCTCGCCGGCGAAGATTTTCGACATATGAAACGCGCTCACTTCAAACTCGAAGTGGAATAAGAAAGAAGTTTGATACGCAGATTAAGAAAAAGAGTCTTGGTGACCAAGTTGTTGACCAATCTGTCATTCCATATATGAGAGAAGTGCCCGGCGGCATTCGTTTCTATGGAAAGGCTTTGAAACCAAATACTCGCGTCTATCCATTTTTTGATGGAACAAGTGTAATGGATTTTGTTCGGCCGGGTATTATATATATAGCACCAAGATCGGACAATGAAGTAGTGTACTCAAATGCAGTTGTGGGTAAATCACTTGCAGAGATTACAGGATATAGTAACTTGACTCTTACGGGAAAGTCTGCTGATATCAATAATGTGTACTTTCATATTACACCTGAGAGTAGAAGTGTTTTGTATGGCTCAGCTTCAAATACAGATGATTTGGCGATTGACTCAACAGCTATTTCTAATATCTCAAAAGTCGTTGATCAAAAAATCGGTGGAGAATTTAGACTCAAAACTGACTCAGTTGGCTCTATCACGGGAATATTTGAAGTACCATCTGGAAAGTTCAAAACTGGAACGCGAACATTTAAACTAACTGACTCAAGTACAGATATAGACGGTAGCAGTAATACAAATGCTGAGAAAGACTTTGAGTCTTCTGGTCTTCGAAGTGTTGTACAAAAGAATATTGTATCAACAAGAACTCCTATCATCAAAAAGATGTCTGTGAGACAATCAAGAGTTAGTACAAGTCGTAAATTCCGCGTTTTCTCTAACAGTCCTACAATTAAACGATGGAAGGACCCGATTGCACAAACTTTCAATGTAGACTCAAATGAATATCCTTCTGGTCTTTATCTTCATTCTGTGGACCTTTGGTTCACTAGTCGTGACAGCTCACTTCCAGTAACTGTACAGATTCGACCAGTCGATAATGGATATCCAGATTCACAAACAGTACTTCCTTTTGGAGAGACAACATTAGACCCAACAGAGATTGCCGTTACGGGAACACCGTCTCAAAGTAACTATACTCGATTTAAATTTTCGACTCCTGTTTATCTTGAACCTGGTGATTATGCAATAGCTGTTATGTCGAATTCATTGAACTATGAGATTTATACAGCAACACTTGGAGAGAAAATCCTTAGTACAACTAGTGGTGCTCCTACAAATCGTGTTATGAACAAACAACCATATTCTGGTGTAATGTTCAAATCTCAAAATGCTTCAACTTGGACACCCGTAAATGAACAAGATTTGATGTTTAGAGTAAATAGAGCCGATTTCAATGTTGGAAGTTACATTGGAAAGATTGATGTTGAGTTTGATAATAAGCAACTTGAAGCATTAAATCCATTTAAGTCACCAAGTGATGTTCATTTTACATATGACTCAACCGGAACGAATTCTCAATTCTCATACAATTACTATCAAATCAATGTACCAGAAGTTCAAGACTTTGAGGAAGTCATTCCTCCAGTGTACTCTGTTAAGCAATCAAAGGTCAATGTTAACAATGGCAATCTTACTCCAGATACATTGTTTAGTGAAACGATTGTTAATGAAACAGTTGAAACAAATTCTGTTCGTGGTGTTCGTAACCTTTCGAACAATACAAGCTTTCAGGTAGAAATGAATTTCGGAACGAATAGCAATATCGTTTCTCCAATGATTGATGAACAGCAAATGAATGTGTTGTTTGTGCAAAATCTTATTGATGAGCTTCAGATTACTCCATTAAATGATATCACGATTACAGCTGAAGGTAGTAACTATGCGGTTAATGATACATTTATAGTACAGGATACAAGAAGCCTTGAGGAGTTGGGAAAACTTGAAGTTACAAGTGTTGATCCAACAACTTCTGGAGTAACCGGTCTTGGAATTCTATCCTCTGCTGAACCTAAGTATATTACAGGAACGGTCAATATAATAGATGATACTGTTTCTGGTACAGGATTCACAGCAGAAGTTCAGTCTGAACTTGATGCTGATGGGGGTGTTGCTGACGCAAGATACATCTCTAAGCGGGTTAACTTGAAATCTGGTTTTGAATCTAAAGACCTCAAAGTTGTACTTTCCGCGTATCGCCCAAAGGGAACAAGAGTTTATGTCTACTATAAGGTCAAGGCTTCTGAAGATTCAAATTCCTTTGATAACAAAAATTGGAACTTAATGTATGAATTGTCAAATCCAAATGATTACTCTATTGAAGAATCTGATTATATACCCCTTGAGTTCGTAACTTACAATCAAAAGGTTGATGGTACTGTTGAGGCCTCGACAAGAGGTGGAGTATCTTACAGTAATGGTGGAACGGTATATGCAACCTTCAATATGTATGCGATTAAGGTTGTAATGACTTCTGAGTCTACAAATAAAGTACCAATTCTTCAAAACCTTGGAGCAATGGCACTTATTGACCCAGTTATGAAGTAGGATAATTGAATGAATGATGAAAAGATTGTTGCGGACGATGAAAGGTACACCATGGTGTCTAATGGCATTATGGTAGCTCACGACCGCAAGGCTCTTCAAGAGTATGAAAAAAGAGCAAGTAAAAATCAACAAGAAAAGGAAAGACTAAATAGTATTGAGGGTCGAGTTGAGCAATTGGAAACAAGCATCGATGAAATGAAAGGCCTTCTTCATACAATAGTCAACCAAACAAAAAGGAATACTGATTAATGCCCGCACCTACAAGACCTGTTACAATCTATATCTCCGATACATTTGAACAATGGCGTACACAAATCAATAACGCCTCAGCTGTAATAAACTACTTTGTGAATAGTAGTGGATTTCTACAAGCTGATAATGCTACCTTAACAAATGTTAACATTTCTGGTGGCTCAAATGATATCGTAAATGCGGACATTCGTGATGTGACGATTAGTGGAGCTACAACAGCTTCTGGAATTGTTTTGAATAGTTCCACAGTCAATACTAGTACACTAAACAATGGTGATGTTGAAAGCTCAAATGTAAATGCAAGTATACTAACAAACTGTGTTATTGGCGCAACAAACACATTTAACACAGCATCCTTTAATCTTCCAAGTGATGATGATTGGAGAATTGTTGGGAATGCTGGAGAACCATCATATGAAAGCGCTTTTGCAGCTGAAAGTGGTGCTCAAACAAACTTTATCACATTACTGGATCAAGTAACAATATCATTGAGAGTTGATGCATCCTCAGCAACTGGTGTCACCATTTTTACATTACCCACAGCTTATCGACCAACAATTGATTTGTACTTTAATGCTTGGGATAATGTTGGTGGTTCAATCGTTAATTGTGTGGTTCTTACGGATGGCCGCGTTCAGATTGTAACTTCAACATCGACTACAGAACTTCGTGGAACAATTAGTTACCCCGCAACTTAGGATATAGTAAATGGCATATTCAAGAAAACCAATAATAATAGAACTGACAAACAAACTGAATGACTTGAGAATTGAGTTCAATGCTTCTGTTGAAAAACTAAACGAACTGTTTAATGCTTCAAATGAATTTGAGCCTCAACCAGGAAGTGTACTTGTCTCTCCTACGATTAGTGGTGCTTCCGTTGAAGCTTCGACATTGAATGGTTCAACATTAAATAGTGCGTCTATCGTATCAAGTACGCTTGAAAACTCTAATTTTAACAATGGTACTGTTGATAATGGTACAATTCAGAATTCCGTTATTGAATCCAGTACAACTTGGAACAGTCCAAACTTGACGAATCCAACGATTTCTGGTGGAACTTTAACAAATTCACAAATTGATAATGCAACTCTTAATGATCCCACAATAACGAATGTTGTGCTTTCAGAGCCAACGATTTCTGGTGGTAGTTACGAACAAGGTACTTTTACTAATAACGAAATAAACAACCCAACGATTTCTGGTGGCACTATTAATAGTGATGAGCTTATTACTCCAAGTATTTCATCATCTATTGATGGTGCTATTTGGAACTCAGGTAGTGGCTTGTATTTGCAAATTGGTGGAGTCGCGGAAAGGATATTCTCAGACGAATATCACCCAAATGCTGATAAACTGACAACAGCAAGAACTATAGATATTACGGGTGATATTACAGCAACAGCTGTTGCTTTTGATGGAACTTCAAATATCGCGATATCTGCGTCCGTTGATAATGATAGTCACACCCACGATACTCGATACTATACAGAAACAGAAAGTGATAGTAGATTTGTTCGAACTGATAGTACGACCCAGTCTGTTGATGGTATAAAAACATTTACACAAATTAGAGTACCAACTTCTCAACCCTCTTCATTAGGAAATGGTGCAATTTGGGTGACGTAATAATATAATGAAGGAGTAATAATGATGAAGGTTACGCTATTGCAGATTTTAAACAGTAGGGAAGTACTTTCCAAATTGAATCAAATTGAGCAAGGAAAATTTGCTATTAAGTTTAGTCCTATTGTAAGGGTTATTGATACTTTACTTGATGACTTCAATAAAGCGAAAGATAGATACTTGAATGCACACTCTCCCGATGGAAGTGGAAACATCGACAAAGAAGAGTATCCAGTGAAATTTGAGCAATATTCACAATTTGTTAATGAAATGCTGCAAGAGAAATTTGAACCAACTTGGGAGCCTTTACCTTTAAAGGTCTTTGAGAAAAGCAATATTGAGCTAAATGGTGATGAACTTAGAGCTCTTCAAAATATTGGTGTTGTGGAGGATAGTGAAATGTACTCTCCTATCAAGCTAAAAGCTTTTGAACAAGTAACGAACGAGGAGAATGAAGTAGATGGCTCTTAATTACTATGATGGTAG